TCTACAAGTACATCGACAAATGGTATCTCTGGCCCCTCACCAACAAGAAACTGCGGTATAAGGGCAGCAAAAAGCGGACATACAACCGGGTCAAGAAGGCTGCGAGGGCCAGCCGTGGAGAAAGCATCGAGCGCAGACCGGAGCATATCAATCGCCGGGAGGAGCCTGGGCATTGGGAAATGGACTGCGTGGAGGGGGCGAAGGGCACAAAGCGGACTGCCCTGGTTCTCACCGAGAGGGTCACGCGCTATGAAATCGTCATCCCTATGCGAGATCATACTGCGGCCAGTGTGGTGGATGCCCTGGACCGTCTGGAGCAGAAGTACACCCCGGAGCGCTTCAAGCGGCTCTTTCTCTCTGTAACCGTAGACAACGGGCACGAGTTTATGGACTGCAAGGGCATGGAGCGCTCTGCTTTCACCGGAGATTCCCGCACAACGCTGTATTACTGCCACCCCCGCTGCCCCGGTGAGAGAGGGAGCAACGAGAAGCAAAACCAGCTTATACGCTGGTTTTTCCCGAAAGGGACAGACTTCACGCACATAACCAACAAAAAATTCCAGCAGGTGACGGACTGGATAAACAACTATCCCCGCCTCCTGCTGGATTGGCACACATCGAGCGAGCTATTCTCGATTTTTATGCGCAGCATTGCTTAACTTACTAATCAACTGTAAAAAATTTTTCTAAAAAATTCAAGTTTAGGTATTGACATTTGCCTCTCTTAATGCTACCCTAAAACTTGGATAGGCCGAGAGGCCATTCCAGGTTTTATTTTTTGCCAAAGAGGGGGTGTTCCTGTGGGACGGCTCACGATGAAGGACCGCAAGACGCTTGCAAGGCTGTACCAGGCGGAAACGCCTACAATCAGCATCGCCCGGCAGCTCAAATGCTCCCAGGCCACCGTTTACAACGAGTTGGAGAGGGGTTTCACCGGTGAGGTGGACGAGCTTGGGCGGCGGGTATATGACCCGGCCCGGGCGCAGAGGGCGATTCAGGCAGCTACGCGCCGCCAGGGCCGCAAGAGCGTCCGGGATGAAACGACGAGGAGGGATTGTTGATGGCGACCATAGAGCTTTACACGGCGGAGGAGCTGGCTTCCCTTCTCAAAGTCAACATCCAGACCATTTGGAAGTGGGACAGACAGGGGCGTATCCACGGCATCAACTTGGCGGGACCCCGCATGAAACGCTACCGCCACAAGGACATTGAGGAATTTTTAGACCGCATGGAAAAAGGAGGACATGAACATGAGTAAGACCATCACTTTGGACCGGGTGCCTTTCGGTGCCACCTTTACCCTGGACGGGGTGCGCTTTGTGAAGCTGGACGGAGACCGGGATGCCATCTTCGCCCTGACGGAGGACACCCCTGCCGATCTGGGCTATGTCCAGTTTGAGGATGACGATGCCACCAGAGATGACCACAACAATTTCAACGGCAGCCTGGTACAGAAGGAAATCGAGCGCTGGCTGCGGGACAAGCACAAGCCCATCTTCGATGCGGTGGTGGAGCGGCCCATTGACCTCACCGCCATGGACGGCATGACGGACTACGGCTGCCCGCTGACCGTGGGGCGCATCCTCACCATCGACGAGTACCGGAAGCACCGGCGCTTTATTCCCCTGACGGACAAGCCTTACTGGCTGGCTACCGGGTGGACCACCGCCAGCTCCCCGGTCTCCCTTACCTACAACGCGTACAGCATCTACGCCGACGGCACGGTGCGCAACAACTGTGTGTACTTCGCGGATTTCGCGCCCCGCCCCGCTTTGTATCTCCAATCTCAAATCCTTGTATCGGTTGACACCGACGAGGAGGAGAAGAAGCTGGAGGACTACACCGAGCTGGAGCTGCTGGGCGAACTCCAGCGGAGGGTGCCGAGATGACCCGCTCGGAGTGGAAGCGGCTGCGGTGGTGGCTGGCCCGGTTTCTGGCTGCGGTGGCTGCCCTGGTGGCTATCTTCGCGTGGTGCTGCCTCTCCATGATCTCCTCCGAGGAGCCGGAGCCGCTGGTGGTGATACAGGAAGTGCCAGTAGAGGTCACGGTGGCCCCGGAGGTACAGGAAGTACCAGGCGGCCCCAGCGATGCCGCCACGGCCCTTGCAAGGACCGTGTGGGGCGAAGACAGAGGAGGCACCACCACCGAACAGGCTGCTGTTGCCTGGTGTGTACTTAACCGGGTGGATAGCCCGGAGTTCCCGGGCGATGTTCTCTCCGTCGTTTCCCAGAAAGGGCAGTTTGACGGCTACGACCCAGGCTACCCGGTGGAGGAGGACATCCTGGTGCTTTGCGAGGATGTCCTGGCCCGGTGGGAGTTGGAGAAGCTGGGCGTTGGCTCGGTGGGCCGGGTCCTTCCCACCGACTACCTCTTTTTCGAGGGAGACGGGCAGCACAACTATTTCCGCCGGGAATACATCGGGGATGGGACGACTTGGGACTGGAGCATGGAAAGCCCATACGGGGAGTGATTGCCGTGGGCATAACCGTTTTATCTGGGGATGTTGAGTACATCGCCCGAACCAGCAAAGGCAAGGACAGCACAAAAATGCTGGATGTGATTGTCTCTCGCGGGCTTCCGCTTGACCGCATTACCACGACGGACATATGGGCGACGGACACCATCCGGGGAGAGCACCCCAAAATGTTGGAGTTCGAGGCCAGATACGACGAGTACATCTGGAAGAAGTACCACATTGAGGTGGAGCACCTGTGCGCCATGCGGAACGGCGAGAAGGTCACTTATGAGAAGCTGTTTTATCATGTGCCCCAACGCAAGGCCAAGAAATGCGGGGGGGGGCGCTACCAACAGGGGACCATCCGGGGCTTCCCGGACCTGTGGAACAAGTGGTGCCAGTCAGACCTCAAACGGTCAGCACGGCAGGCCGCAAGGCTTTCCTGCACAAAGAAGGAGCTGGCGCAAGAAGCTCAAAATCGACTATATCCGGCTTCCCGGTCTCCGTCAACCGAAAAGGCCAGTGGTGCCAGAAGCTCAAGACCAGGTTTTTAGACGGCCCCTCCCCGAGGGGCGGTAAAAATATCGTGGAATATATAGGCATAGCGGCGGACGAGCCTGCCCGCTTTGGGCAGCTCAACGAGAGGAAGCGTGCGCCGCTGGTGGAGTTCGGGATCGAGGAGGGGCTGTGCGGCCTCTACTGCCAGTATGAGGGTATCTTGGCCCCAACCTATGAGACCGGGTGTAGGGACGGGTGCTGGATGTGCCACAATCAGGGCGTGAACCAGCTCCGGCTTCTCCGCCGGGACTACCCGGAGCTGTGGGCGCTACTCCTGAAATGGGACACAGATAGCCCGGTGAATTTCCGCCCGGACGGCCACACCGTCCACGACTTTGACCGGCGGTTTGAGTTGGAGGATATGGGGCTTGTCCCAAAAGACAGGCGGTTCAAGTGGGAAATGGTCTACGAGATGGGTCTACTGCTCGGTCCTGGTTTTGGGGGTGCGCCATGAACCCCGCCCCTTCTCTCACTCACCTGTCCCTGTTCTCCGGCATAGGCGGTCTTGATCTGGCGGCGGAATGGGCTGGTTTTCGGACCGTGGGCCAGTGTGAATGGGCGGACTACCCCACAAAGGTGCTGGAAAAACATTGGCCGGAGGTCCCCCGGTGGAGAGACATTCGGACCCTGACAGGAGAGGATTTTTATGCACGGACAGGACTACGAACAGTTGACATTGTTTCAGGAGGATTCCCCTGTCAGCCCTTCTCTAAAGCCGGGAAGCTGGGAGGCAAGAGCGATGACCGTTTCCTCTGGCCGGAGATGTTGCGCGTTATCAAAGAGCTGCACCCCACTTGGGTGGTTGGAGAGAATGTTGCTAACATCATCAATCTGGCACTCGACGATGTGTTTTCTGACCTGGAGGCCGCGGGCTACGAAACGAGGGCGTTTATGGTTTCAGCTCGCAGCGTCGGCGCTCTGCACCTACGAGAACGGTTTGCAATCCTGGCCCACGCCAACAGCGACAGACGCTTCCCCGCACCTGGCAAGGCACCCGAGAAAGGATGCGACGGATACCAGGTCCGTGATGCTGTGTCAGAAGGTACAGAGGCTTGCGGGGGGGGGCGCTGGAGACTTGAACCCGGAATGGGTCGAGTGGCTGATGGGATTCCCTATTGGATGGACAGAGTGCGATGCCTTGGAAACGCCGTGATGCCCCAACAGTTCTATCCGTTTTTCAAAGCCATTCACGATGTGGAGGAGATTTTATGGCTACAACATTGATCTGCGATATGAAGGACTGTAAGCACCGCTCTAAGCGAAAACTGACAACCTGGTTAAAAAAGGGGTGCGAGCCGTGTTATGGATGCAGTCGCCCCTATACTCTTATCCGCCATGTGTTTGACCCCGATGGAGATATTGAGACTGCTGCTGGAAAAGAGAACATGGCGGCTTGTGCTTATTACGAGCCGATAGATGCGGAGGAGGGTGGATGATGGAAAACCGATTGCAAGAGAGGCGGTTGGAGTTGGGTATGACCCAGCCGCAGGTGTCTGAACGGCTGCGGCTGACGGAGCCGAGGTGCGATGTGGGTATGGTAAGCCGGTACGAAAAGGGCGTGTCCCTGCCCACAAAAGAGCAGATCGCAGCCCTGGAGGCGCTGTACGGCATCCCCATGACGGAGCTTTACCAGATGGAGGACCTGGACCTTTTGGGGCTGCTCCCCGCCGCCCAGGAGCCTGCGAAAGATAGCGAGCGGGGGCAGAAGGTTGAGCCGCCCAGCCATTTGGGCCGGGTTCGCAAGTGCTACCGCATCAGTCAGGCGTTTGCCTCCTCTCTGCCGGATGACCTGCTCCAGGTGTGCGGGTATTCCTCCTGGCAGAGTTGGCACGATGCCGCTTTGAAGCGGCTTTTGGGAGAATATGCGGCCCGGAAGCGGGCCGGTCATCAGAAGAATGGAGGTAAAATCGCATGAACGACCAGCAGTATGAGAGCAAGAGCATCATGGAAATGGCCCGTGGGGCCATCCTGGAGCGGGTGGACTTCGAGATGGAGCGGGTACTGAAAAATATCCAGGATGCCAACACCAGCCCTACGGCCAAGCGGAAGCTGACGGTCTCGTTGGAGCTTCTGCCATCGGCGGACCGTAAGACCATCATCGTCAAGGCCACCGCCAAGTCTGTGCTGACCCCAACCGAGCCGGTGGTGACGAGCCTGGCTCTGGGCGGTATGCCCGGCACCGGCGAGGCGACGGTGTATGAGATGACCCCGCAGGTCCCTGGGCAGTACAGCCTTGACGGGACCGTGCAGGAGCCGCCCAAGGTCCTGAAACTTCCCGTGGCGCAAGCCTAAATCAGAAAGGAGTTTATTATCATGCTGAAAGAATTTGCCGCTTTTCTCGTCGGTTTGGGCGAGGACAAGACCATCGTTACCAAGGAGATCAACGGAGAGACCTATGCCAAGGGCAATATCGCCCGCATCGCTCCCCATGTGGACCGGCCCGACAAGATCACCGTGAACGGGCTGGACAGCATCGCCAAGTTGGTGCGCAACGAGCTGGACCTGGCGGAGAATCGGCCCATCTACATCCGGGTCTGCGGTCCCAGGAGCGTGGAGGTTTTCACCACCCTGGACAGTTACATGGAGCGGGACTACCTCTACGACGCGGTGTGCGATGCCCCCGACATCAAAGGCGGGTGGATGACCCAGGAGGAGGCCATCATCAAGCTGCGCAGCTCCTTTATCTCCAATGAGGGCACCGAGTACCTGCTGGACCTGCTCTCCCGCGTTTGCAAGGAGGACAGCGTGGGCAGCGAGGACAACGGGGTGAGCCAGACGGTCACCGCCCGGCAGGGCATCAGCCTGAAACGCTTTGAGGCAGTCCGCTCCCGCATCCCCCTCCGCCCCTATCGCACCTTCACGGAGGTGGAGCAGCCGGAGAGCGAGTTCATCCTGCGGCTGGATGACGAGGGGCGCGTGGGCATCATTGAGGCGGACGGCGGAGCCTGGAAGATGACAGCCAAGGCCAATATCGCCGCCTACTTCGAGACCACACTGGCAGAAGAGGTCCACTCCGGCTCTGTGGTGGTGATGCTGTAATGACACCCCGGGTCACCATCTGCAAGGACAGGACGGAGTGGCTGGAGGCCCGCAAGGAGGGGCTGGGCGCGTCTGACGCGTCCGCCCTCCTGGGCATCTCTCCGTGGAAGACCAATGTGCAGCTCTGGGAGGAAAAGACCGGGCTGACCGTTCCGGAGGACATTGGGGACAAGCCCCAGGTCAAATACGGCAACGATGCGGAGCCTCTGCTGCGGGCTTTCTTTGCTCTGGACCACCCAGAGTACGGGCTGGCCTTTACCCCTTTCAAAATCATTCGGCACGAGAAATACCCCTTTATCACCTGCACCCCGGACGGGGAGCTGCTGGAAGCGGGGACGGACCGGAGGGGCGGTCTGGAGATCAAGACCACGGAGATCATGTCCTCCTCCGGTTGGAGCCGGTGGAAGGACCGCATCCCGGACGAATACTACGCCCAGGTGTGCCATCAAATGCTGGCGACGGGCTGGGAGTTCGTGGAGCTGCTGGCCCAGATCAAATACACAACAGCGGCTGGCGAGGACCGCAAGGAGGTCCGGCACTACAAGATCGAGCGAGCGGACTGCCTGGAGGACATCACCATGGTGGAGCAGGCGGCGGTGCGATTCTGGCCCTTCGTGCAGGAGCGCCGGAGACCCGCCCTAAAGCTGCCACCCATTTAGAAATTACAAGGAGGACAAGGATATGACAGCACCGAGGACTTGCGAGCGCTGCGGCGCTCATTTGGACGCCGGAGAGACCTGTACCTGCCAAGACGAGGCCATGCAGGAGGGCACCGGCTCCATGGAGTTTGTGATGGGCACCAGCCTGGAGCAGTTGCCCGCCACCATCGACTTCAACTTTGAGCAGTTAAAGGCCGGGCTGGCCGTCAGTCTGGCTACCTACACCGGCCTGGTCGTCACCGAGGACAGCATCAAGGGTGCCAAGGAGGACCGGGCCAGGCTGAACAAGCTACGGGAGGCCCTGGAGACCAAGCGCAAGGAGGTCAAGAAACAGTGTATGGCCCCCTACAACGACTTCGAGGCCAAGGTCAAGGAGCTTGTGGGGCTTATCGACCAGCCCATCTCCGCCATTGACGGGCAGCTCCAGCAATTCGAGGAGGCGCGGCGCAGGGCCAAGCGTGAGGAGGTCCTGGCCGTCTACGAGGAGACTGTGGGTGAGCTGCGGGGCATCCTCCCCTTCGAGAAGGTCTGGAGAGACGAGTGGTACAACATGGGAGCGACCATGAAGAAAATCCGGGAGGCCATCGTTGCTCTGGAGGCCAAGGTGGCCTCTGACCTGGAGGCTTTGTCCGCCGTGGAGGGCGAGTTCGTGGATGCGGTGAAGGTCAAGTACCTGGAGGCGTTGGACCTGAACGCGGCCCTGAACGAGCATAAGCGGCTCCGTGACGAGGCGGAGAAACTGCGGGCCTACAATGCCAGACAGGAGGCCATGAGAAAGCTGGAGGCCGCTGCTCCCCCCAAGCAGGGGGAGCCAGTGCCCGACGGCGGGTATGGGACCTGGGAGCCGGGGGGCGGCGCGTCCGTTGAGACACCCCAACCTGTACCGGAGGAAGAAAAGGTCTACCTGCTGCGGTTTGAGGTCAAGGTCACCAAGGCCCAGGCCGCCGAGCTGGCCCAATATCTGAAAGATCACAACATCGACTTTGGGAGGATTTAACCATGGCGGTCAACAATAGTTTGCAGCCCCAGAACAAGAAAAATCTTCCTTTCTCCGTTGCCATTCGGCAGGAGAAGTGGCAGGACCTTATCCATAACACCCTGGGGAACGAGGAGCGTGCTGGGCGGTTTGTTGCCTCTATTACTTCCGCCGTGGCCGTATCCCCTGCCATCCAGACCTGTGATGCCGGGACGGTCCTCTCCGCTGCTCTTCTGGGCGAGGTGCTGAACCTCTCCCCGTCTCCGCAGCTCGGCCACTTTTACATGGTCCCCTACAAGCAGAAGGAAAAGCGAGACCGGGATGGGAATGTCCTCACCCCGGAGCGCACAGTGGCCCAGTTCCAAATCGGCTACAAGGGGATGCTCCAGCTTGCCATCCGCTCCGGGTACTATCGGAAAATCGTGGTCCTGCCCATCAAAGAGGGAGAACTGCTCCACTGGAATCCCATGGAGGAAGAGATCGCCGTCAACCTTATCGACGACGAGGAGAGACGGGAGGCCGCGCCCACCATCGGATATTATGCCATGTTTGAGTATGTTGGCGGCTCCTTCCGCAAGATCATGTACTGGTCTAAGGCCAAGATGGAGCAGCACGCTGACCGGTACTCCCAGGCGTTTTCTCTGACGACCTACCGCAAAATCCTCAACGGAGAGATACCGGAGAGGGATATGTGGAAGTATTCCTCCTTCTGGTACAAGGATTTTGATTCGATGGCGCAAAAGACCATGCTTCGGCAGCTTATCTCTAAGTGGGGCATTATGTCCATCGAGCTGCAAAAGGCGTTTAATGCGGACGAGGCCGTCATCAAGGACAACCTGACCCCGGAATACCTGGACCCGGAAGGAAACGCGCCAGGAGGGCTTGCAAGCCCGAATACCGACGCTCTGCCGCCTGCTGGCGAGCCTGGCGTTACCGAGGAATTGCCCGAGGGGATTTTTGGCGGCGAGGCGCAGCAGCCCGTCGCGTAAGGAGGGCGCACCATGCCAAAGACCAACGAAAAGGATGCCTACTATTTCCCCCATGACTGCAACGCGCGCAACGACCCCAAGATATTGGCTCTCCGCTCCGTGTTCGGGGCGGAGGGCTACGGGGTCTACTGGATGCTGATTGAGATACTGCGGGAGCAGCCGGACTATAAGCTCCAGGTCACCAAGTACCTCTATCATGCTCTTGCTATGCAAATGCAGGTGCAAAAGGAGCGTTTGCAGGAAATCGTGGAGGCGTGCTGCAACGAGTTCGTGGAGGGGGACAGTCCCCTGCTGGTGAACGACGGGCAGTATCTCTACTCCGCCTCCCTTCTCCGGCGCATGGACAAGGTGGACGACATCTCCAGGGCCAGACGCGAGGCCGCCCGGAAGCGTTGGGAGAAGGAGGATAGCGGGGATACCGGAGGCAAGCCGGATACAAATGGAGAGCAAAAGCACTCCAAAGGAAATAAAAGAAAAGGAAATAAAACCAGACCAGACCAGAGGAAAACAGAGAAAAAGTCAAAAGACCTTTTCGCCGCCTTTGCAGGCGACGATGCTGACCTTCTCTCTGCCCTCCAGGGCTATGAGGGGATGCGGAACAAGATCAAGAAGCCCATGACTGACGAGGCCAAAAAGCGGGCGCTTGATAAGCTGGGCCGATTGGCCGCTGACCGGGAGGCCCAGATCGCCATACTTCACCAGAGCGAGGACCGCTGCTGGGCGGGGCTGTTCCCGTTGAAGGACGAGGACGGATACCAGACCGGCTCCGGCGGTGGCCGGGGTCGCCTGGAGGCCCAGGAAAAAATCGGGGCACTCCAGGGCCTATACTCCAGGTTTGCGGAGGGAGATTCGCTATGACAAAGGCAGAGGTCACCCAGATATTTGCGGTGCTGGCTCTGGCCTATCCAAGCGCGGAGCTGTTCAAGGCATCCTCCAAGCAGGCGTTGGAGGAGAAACTGGCCCCCACCATCGGCCTGTGGGCCACCTGCCTGCGGGATGTGGACTTCTGGACCGGGCAGCAGGCGGTGGTAAGGGCCTGCCGGACCTGCAAATTCCCTCCCACCATCGCGGAGTTTCTGGAGGCGGCAAAGGCCGCGCAGGAGGAGACCAAGGGCGAGATCGCCGTTGCAGCCAGGACGACCAGGAACCTGTACCTGCTCCACGGCAAGGAGCGCGGGTATGAGCTTCTACCGGACAGGGCGCGGAAGGTCATAGACGCGATGGGCGGTATGGATGCCTTTGCCCCGCCGGATAGCTGCTGCTTTGCTCTGCTGGAGTTCGAGGCGACCTATGAAGCCATGTTACGGAAAAACCCGGTGGGCTTGCCTGGAGGGGCCAAGGCGCTGGGGTAACAGGGGTGAGTATCATGCCAAAGGCATATATTTGCCCGTTTTGGAAGTGGGACAAGGGAAAGGCCATGAGTTGCGAGTGCTGCCGCATGGACTTCCCCGACGACGATGCCAAGCGGGATTACACCGAGCGGTACTGCGCCAGCCTGGAGGGCTGGGAGAATTGCAGTATCGCCAGGGCCTTGCTGGAATTTTACGAAAGGACGGATGGAGATGCCGGAGAGAAACATTGACAAGATCAAGCGCCTGGAGCATGAGCTGGGGCGCTATCGCAAGAAGGTGGCCGATGACGAAAAGGAGAAAGCTCTGCTGCGGAGGCGGTTGGAGCAGGCCGACAAGGGAAACCAACAGACCCAGGCCATGGTGGATGCCCTGCTGACCGCCGTTACCCTCCAGTGTGGCGTGGATGCGCTGGACCCGGACGACACCAGCAAGGTGCTGGGCAAGCGCCTTGTCCTCCCCCGCTTCAACTTCCTGGAGATGCGGACAAAATACGAGGTCCATGCCCGAAAGGACGAGGAGAGCGGCGGTTACATCATCGGCGTGGCAGAGAGAAGCCCGGAGGAGCAGGACGATGGGCAGGCGTAGCGGATACCTGGACCGGCTGGCCGCAGGCCAGGCGGCCAGGGACCGGAAGACCAGGATGTTTGCCCTCCAGCAGGCCAAGGACATGATGCTCATAGCCGCCCATAGGGAGTTCGGCTTTGGGCCGGAGCGCTGCAAGCGGCTGGGAGATGCTTTTGACGAGACCTTCTCCCAGTATGCCGACATCACGCTGGAGGATGCCAAGACCGACAAGGACATCTGGTACACCAAGGAGCGGGTGGACGGTGCGCTCCGGGAAGCGTGCGGGGAGCACTTTGTCCCCTGGGAGGAGCGTTATGGAGGATAAGACACCACTGGACCTTGCAAGGGAGCGAGAGGCCACCGGAGATGTCTGGTACTGTGACGAGTGCGAGTACATCGTCATCATCAAAGGAACGCCCTACTGCGGTATATCGGGCAAGCTGCTCCACCCCATGATGTTTGAGCGGGGGCAGGGCAAGGGTGCCGCTTGCTCCTGCGGAAAACGGAAGGAGGCCAGAGAGATGGGGCTGACAGCGGAGGACCTGGCCCGGCTGGGGCCGTCGGCCAGGCGGCAAATCCTGGAGAAGCTGGGAATGCCACAGACCAAGGGCCGAAAGTACCACAACGAGCCGGATACCAGAGGCAAGATGCACTTCGATTCTAAGAAGGAGGCCCGGCGGTACGACGAGTTGATGGTCCTGCTCCGGGCCGGTCAGATCAGGAAGCTGGAGCTGCAAAGACAGTTTACGCTCCAGGAGAGCTACATCACCCCGGAGGGGGAACGAGTGCGGGCCATCAAGTATGTGGCGGACTTCGCCTACGAGCGGGCCACACAGCCGGATGTCACCGGTGAGGTCCACTGGCTGCCGGTGGTGGAGGATGTGAAAAGCACGGCCACAAAGACGGAAAAATACAAGATCAAGGCCAAGCTGCTCAAAGAGCGCTTCGGCCTGACGATTACGGAGGTTTAGTATGGACATCAAGAGAGGCGACATCGTGTATGTGGAGATACCCTACGCCACGGGACACGAGATGATGAAGGACCGGCCTGCGGTGGTGGTTTCCAACGATGCCATGAACTACACCGCCCCGGTGGTGAGCGTGGTCTACCTGACGGGCAGTAAGCAGGCGGACAGGCCCTTCCATGTGGAGGTATGGGGAGCCGCGAGCGCCCGGCACGGTTCCTCCACAGCCCTTTGCGAGCATATCTACACCGTGGACAAGTCCCGGCTGGGTAAGCTCATGGGCACCTGTTCGGAGGAGGAAATGGATGCCATCGACAAGGGTATCCTTCTGTCTCTGGCCCTGGGGGACGGTAAGTACAGAGCGGGCCAGGGTATCCAGGTGCCCCCCCCCCCCGCCCCCGGCACGGGCACGGGGCGGGGGCGGGGC